CCTCTGAATGGAACTGCAATCTCACCAAGTGTTGATGCTGGTAAGATACTTGCAGTCACTAGGAATGATGCTCGTCTTACATCAAGTCCTATTGCAATTCCAGAGGGTGGTGTTACAGTTACCCTAAATTGGTTTGCACGAGCACCACCACCGATAAGGTTTGCTTTAAAGTCATCTATATTTGCCATGATTAACCTCCTACCTCAGTAAATGCGACACCAGTTCTCGTTGCAATGAAGTTCAGAGTGATGAAGTTAATTGACCTGTTTGGTTTGATGAAGATGTCTGAAACAAACTCGTTTCTATCTATGACTTCACCAGTATTGTTGGTTGCATCTGCAATCACACTAAAGTCTGTTATACCTCGTCTACCTTGAACATCTCGTAAGAAAGGTTCTACCAAGTTTCTAAATTGCGCCCTTGTAAATTCGTCATTGAACTCAAAGAGTTGGAACTTAGCCGCAGTTGCGATTGCTTTTTCAAGTAGTAAGAATAGTCGTCTTACATTTATTCTATCAAACGCACTTGGTTTTGTTAACGCAGTCTTATCTCCAAAGAGTGTCACACCTTGTCCAGAAAAGTTCACCACAGGATTTACTCTTGCACGATACAATCTATCTCTCTCTGCATTGTTCGGATTGTAAGAGAGTTTGATTGCACCTCTCACTCTACCTCTGTTGAAACCAGCAGGAGAGAAGAATGAATCTGCAATTTGGTCTGTGAATGCACACAATCCAGCAGTATCTCCGTTGAGTGGTACAAATCTGAATAAGTCATTGTACTTGTCGTACATATACTTGTATCCACTATCGTATACCACAAAAGATGATGATGGACATAAATTAAATGCATCTATCACATTATCTGTTTGTGTAAGTGAACTATTTACATTAACTGTTGCACTTCTGTGTGGTGATACAAATGCGACACAATCTCTTCGTGTTTCAACGAATGCTGTCAACATTGTAATGTGTGTGTCTTGTAGTGATGAACTATCACCAGACCCACCACCTCGTCCACCTAAGATTAGGTTTACGTCAAGTGATTCTGTATCTGCAAATCTGTCGTATGCAGTTTTAAGTTCACCAGCGGTTACTGCATAGTCATCAGTTCCACCAGAGAGTTCACTTCTTGTTGGTAAAGAAAGTGTTGCATATGTTGATGAACCATCTTCTAAGTCAATGTTATCACCATTGTCTGTTGATGAACCATCTGTGCCGTCTAGTAAAAGTTTGTCACCAGCACCCTCTGTTGCAGAATGACCATCAAGTAAAATGTCACCCTCTTGAGTTCCGTCTACATCTGTTCCCCAGTTTGTTCCACCAGTATTATGATCCATCCAGTATACAAAATTAGATTGTCTGTATATTACATCTGGGTAGAAGATACTATCTCCTTGTGGCCCTTTTGCGTTACTGTTGACTGAAAGGTTTGCAAATATTTCTAGAACAGCGGTTGTTCTTTGTCCATTTGCATCTGCACTAAAACCAGATAATGCACCAGATGTATCGTAAACAACTATGTGTATCTCGTCTAGTGTTCCTCTATCATTATTAGATGCGTAGTTTGAAGTGCCTGGTTCTGCATCAAATAAATCGTAGAACCTCCATCTTCTTCGAATGTTTGTTCCACTTGATATTGTACTTTGTAGTCCAGCACCATTTACGTCATCTTTAAGTTTAATAACTATGGTATCTGCACTTCCACTATCATTTACAGAAGTAACTTCATATTCGAAACCATCTGTTTCACCAAAGTTCACTAAGTCACCAACACTAAACACACTTGCATCAGTAACAGATATTGTGGTCTGTCCCTCAGCTTCTTCTGCACTTGTTGTTGTGACTGCATTTTGTGAATAATTGTTTGCACTAGAACATATTGAAACTCCTAGTGAGTTACCATGTGTTCCAGCAGTTCTAGATGCCCATTCACCGACTGAACCTTGTCCGTCACCAAATGCTTCTAGATAGTGGTCTGTATTTCTTATGAGTAGTCCTGTACTACCAGCGGTTGCGTTTAGGATGCCAGATTCTACTCTTACTACGTTGAGTTGGTTTGTATACTGCAAGAAGTTTGCAGCTGTGAACCACCACTCATATTGGTTACTTGTAGTTTGAGGTTTACCAAATATCTTTACCAACTGTTCCTCTGAAGATATATTCGTTACTTCAGAAACAGGCCCTTTTTCGAAAGGACACGCAATTGCACCGATTGATGTTGCAACTGCTGGTACGACATTCGTTAAATCTACTTCTTTGACTTGAACGCCAGGAGAAACTAAAAATGCCATGTTTTTCTACTCCCTCTATTAAATTGAGATTATTTCCTAATATTTATAAAAAACAACATTCTAAAAACTAAACCTTTATATTCAGAAGTTATAAATATCACTATGAATCAACATTATAACAAATATAAAGAAACTATCAAAAAAGTTGCAAGGCGACACAGATTGTTAAAAGATAAGTGGATTGCTGATTATTTGATGTCTAACTCCTGTTCACATTGTGGTGAGTCTGAACTCATATGTTTACAGTTCTATCCAGATGACAGAAAGATACGAGCCCTGTCTAAAAGAACTGAGGATAAAACTGAAGTACTGGAGTATATATCAAAAAACGAAATTGTATGTAGAAATTGTTTTCAAAAATTAGATTCGGATATTATAGGAGAATAAAATATGAGTAATTGGATGACTGACCAAGATAACTTAAATAAGTTAAATGTTTCTGGAAATGAAGTTCCAGAAACCCTATTCCAATGGTTGAAAGATGTTGCACTTGAAGCAAAGAAAAATGGTAAAGACTATCGTAGTAAACTCGCTGGTCAACTATCAGAAGAATATGAAATAAAAGATAGAAGTGGAGAATTTGAAAGTTGGTTAGCAACTTGTTCCACAACTGGAAACGTATATCAATCATGGAGAGAAATGGTTGTGTTAAATGAAAATGCACCTATAATGTTAAGTAACTTGTGGGTAAACTATCAAAAGAAACATGAGTTCAATCCACTACACACCCACTCTGGGTTTGTTTCATTTGTAATATTCATGAGTATACCCTATGACCTACAGGATGAGGAAGATATGTTCAAGGAGGCGAACAATAAACAAGCATCAAAGTTTGCATTTTTCTCACCAGACCATAGATATCCAGGCGGTATAGATTTGGTTAGTCTAAACGTAGATAAAAGTTATGAGGGAAAAATGATAATGTTCAAATCATCACAGGTGCATGGTGTATATCCATTCTACACAAGTAATGACTATAGAATTACTATATCCGGCAATTTAACTTTTAGAGTTACCAGTTAGAGTTATAGTTCCTTACTATAGGATTCCACTTAGTACCATACTCGTCAACCATTTCACCTATGTTTTCATCTTCCAGTCCGTTTACAACGAAACCAAAGGGGGCCATGTCCTGTTCTAGTTGATCTTGTTGGTCTTTGAACATTTGTTCTCTCACATCATTGTTGGTAAGTTCTTTAAAATATGTTTGGTCTGTCGCCCAACCAAATATAAACATACACGCAACTAAGTCATCATTACAACCATCATCTGCTTCAAAGGATGACCCTTTAACTATAAATGTAGACAATTCATTGATACAGTCAAAATCCTCAACTATTATCTTATCACTCTCTAATAGTTGTTTTAGATTAGAACACCCAATCTTCTTAACTGCTTTAGTAGTTCTTACACCCAACTGGGCTCTACCACCAGAGAAACCACCACCCATGATTTGACCAGCACGACCCCTCATAGATGCCATAACTAGATTATCATACTCCATGTCAAACTGCATTGCATTTGCAACCTGTTCTCCAATATCATTTACCTCTATAAGAACAAACGCAAGATTGTATGCTCTCGCAACATGATATATTTTTTGTGGAAACAATAATGGTTTGATTTCATTATCTCTAAACTTTGCAACTACACGATAAGGAACTTGTGTTACATCAAAAACAATATACGCAGAGTAATCATTTTTAGTTCCCCTTGATACGTCTGCAACCATAAAGTATGTGTGGTCTTTTTTTGGTTGTTCGTATATTTCCAGACCAGCGTTAGACTGTAGTGGTGTCTTATACGCAAGTGTTCTAAGTTTGCGTGGTGTGATGAGTGTATCAATAGAACCAAGAAACTCACATTCAAATTCTGTTTGGAACTGTTGTTCACTTGTATTTGCGATTGTTTCTTGTTTCCACTTGTCATCACGACCAGGCACTTCACTCCAATGCACTTCTATTGGTATATAAGTGTTCCTCTTCTCCTCTGCATCTGTCCAGAGTTTATAGAACATATTCATACCATGTGGTGTGGAAACTATCATAACCTTTGTAGACTTACCAGACGATATTGTAGGATACACAGAACTAAAGAATTGTTCTGCAACATTTGATGGTACATACGCAAACTCGTCTAAGAATATGATGTTGTAACTTCCACCCCTTACAGCACTCGCAGAAGTGGAGGAAGCGAGTATTTTAGACCCATTCTCCAATTCTAGTGAACCTTTGTTCCATGACATAACTCCCTGTTGTAACCACTTCGGTAGATGTTCGTATGCAAGTTGCAGTCGTCCTAACAAATCTCTTGCAGTTGCAGCTTTGTTTGCAAGTATCGCTATATTAACACTTGGGTTGAAAAGTGAGTAGTGTAGTAGGTAGGATATCATAGTCGTGGATTTACCAGACTGTCTGGGTAACTTACAGATTGTAAAACGATTTTTATGAAATGTACCCACCATCTCCTTTTGGAAGGGGTACATCTTAAATGGTATTAAACCCTCGTCTAGAGATACAATTCTGACATAGGTTTGTATGAAGTAGAGTGGGTCTTCCATACATCGTGCGTATTCTTGGAGTTGTTTCTTTGTCCACTCCTGTTGAACATTCGCCTTTTTTAGGTTTGGATTACCTAGATATGTGAACTCATTGGTCTGCATGAAAACTGAACCACCCTGTTATTATAGACTTTTCGCCTTCGTAATTTGTAACACCCCTGTGAGTATGTGTCCAAGCTGCAGGCCATATTATTGTTAGTCCTTTTTCACATGGTGTTGTAGTTTTCTGATACCAAAATTCTGTACCAGCGTTATCTAAAGTATTTAGATAAGTCATGAAAGTTAAGTGTCTGTATAAAGATTTACCGATACCACCATTCTCCATGTGCCACTTGTAAAACCCATCACCAGGCATATAGTGTTGTATCTTTATATTATTGTCATTTAGACTGTAAACACCAACCTCATCACAAAACGGATATCTCTCCTTATATAAATTTAAACAATCACTCAAATGGTCTAGGTAATTTGATATTTTTCCAAATTCATTTGGTGGTACATACAAATCTTTACATTTTTTCCACTCTGGGTTTAATCCACGACCACACTCACCATCTACCAATTTATCTTGTTCTGAATTAAGTACGTCAACTACACTATCACACACTTCTTCGGGCATATACCAACCACCGATAAAAGTATTATTGTCTATTTCATATTCTCTCATTCACTTTTTCCTTTTAACATTTTTTGTAGTTCAGCCGTAGAACCAACAAATAATGCGTTGGTAACATTCTTGGGTGCAGAGTTTGGAACTTCTTTGAGTTTTTTCATCTTCTCCTGTAGGTCACCAAGTTTCTCTGTGACCTCTGCAACTTGTTTGATTAGATTACCAGCAACTTCATAACCTCTAGGGTGGTCAGACTCTTTTGCAACATTCAGTATTCCCTGTATTGCATCTTGACCTTTTTCTATTAGATTATAAAAGTTATCTCTTTGATATTTGTAATCTGCATCAACATCATCTAAGTCATCAGATGGTTTGGGTATAGGTTCGCTGACAACAACTTCTTTTGATGTAGGTTCTGAAACTCCTAGAACCTCATTGAGTATGTCATCTGCATCTTTCATAACTAATCATTGGTTGATGTCTTGTCCGTACCAGCTGGTTGAGTTGTATCTCTATCCTTTGCATCTTGAAAGAAAGATACAGTTTCACTAAAACCAAAATCGTCATCAGAGTCGGCAGAAACTGGGTCTGGTGTAACTGTGTATCTCTGTTCTCTCTTTGGTGATTGGTCTTGTAGATTTGCATATTGGTCAACTTGTACAGTTTTGATAACTTTTGCAGAAGTAACAGGGCCGTATAGATAAAACTTTGCTGTAAAAGCGAGTGTATAGATAATGGCTCTTCTATCTGCATAATCACCACGATAACTATCTTCATAACTTATACTGTTAAGAACAATGGGTATATCTCTTTTAACACCCATGTCTGCCATGTCATTTATTGTAAGTGTATAGTCTGGTTGAAAGAAAGGCACTATCTGTTCTATTATCTGTAAAGCATCATCTGAGTTTTTTGCCATTGCATATAGTTCCATGTCTAGGTTATATGGAACAGGCATAAACTGTGAGTCTAATTTATTAGAATCGTCAGAGGCAGTTTTAACTTTCTTAAACTTCTGCACACGATTTAGTTTTCTTGCTGGGTCATATGCAAGGTTCTGTATCTCAAAACCTAATCGTGGTAATGTGATTGCAACCTTTGTATTTAAGTTTGCATCTGCATCTAATCTAGATAACCACTTTTGTTTCGGCCCGTATGCGAGTGGAACTTTCATTGTCTGTGTAACAGTACCACTGTTATTTTTTCTTACTAAATTTATATTATTAAATAGTGTACCAAATGAAATAATGACTTTTCGCATTGTCTCATGGTAAAATTGTTGTCCTAACATTATTTTCCTCCAGCATCACCAAATGGATTTGTTTCTGAGAAATCCA